GGCAGTTCATCCCACGGCTCTACGTTTAAAACTTCTAAGCCATTACCTGCTGTGCAAACTCTGATTCGCTCATCAATACCATCACCATCAAAGTCATAGTATAGGTAATGCTCTACATATAAAACATCTTTACCACCAGCATCGTTTCTATCTGGGTACACCATGTTATCAAATGGGTTTCTTGCTTCTTGTTCTTCGTAGCTTTCTGGGTCAAGTGCGCTACCGCCATAACCTGCATATTGCTCTATCTCTTCTTGGTCGTAACCCATAGCGACTAGGTCGGACACGGATTTAATCATTCTGTGTGCGACGTAAGAAGCAGTTTCTATGTCGCGTGCGTGTCTTGAAATTAATATTTCTTCTGGTGGTACTGATTCAATACATACTTGGTCTTTTGGTTTTAATCTTCTAATCGTTAGGTCGTAACTTGATGGCACTTCCTGAACTACCTCTTCTTGGCTTACAGGGTCAAAAGTAATAATGGTTTCGTTAGTGACTGATTCTTCTACTACTTCTACATTCTTATCAAGGATTAATGCCTGGTAGGATTGTGGATCTATATTCGTGTATTCGTGCGTGGATGCAGTTACGCTGTCATCCCAAAAAACTTTAATAAAACCAGTTTTTCTTACTAAAGCATCTTTGAATACATCATATAAAACTTGGAAGCCAGGATTTTTTTCTCTGATTATATAATTAATATAATCTGTTTGTTGTTCTGCAAGTTGAATATCCTCTGGTCCTTTAGGTACAAACTCTACAATTTTTTTAGTGCCAAAAAAAGTACGCATGATGGATGGCAACATAAACAAAACACTTTCTCGCACATCTGTAGAAACAAACTCTGATTGTAATGAGCTAGTTCCTTCTGGCTCTGTACCAAGGTAATATTCTGTTGATTCAGCTCTTTCTGCGCCGACTTGATGTATGAAATCTTTTGCGTCATCCATTTCGGATTTAATCACGCCTACTAAGTCGTTCATATCGCCTTCTTCTTGTACTGCGGCCATGATTTCTTCTTCTTTATATTTCTTTGCCATAAATTATCCTACTCTAATTATTCTTGATTTAAGAGGTTGTCTGAAATTATAGCCGAATTGACTACCACTTCCACTAAAACTTGCAGCTGAACTTGCCATTGTTAATGCAAGTGCATCTGCTTTATCTGGAGACTTAATACCTCTTTTGCGCATCTCGTCTTTACTTTCTATTTTTATTTTACCACTAGAAGTATATTTATATAAGGGGGAAGCTAATTCAGCTTCTAATTCATTATCATCTGGTAATCTACAATCTCTATGCGACAACCAATCTTTGATTGCAAACCATAACTCCGCACGCAAGTTTAAATAATTTTTTTTCGTAGCAGGTGCTTCGGCAACATTCACGCCACGCACAGGTAAGTTTTGCTCGGCGAGTCTATCGACTACGCCTGCGCCTAAACCAATAACATCTACTAATATTTCTTGTGGTCGTTCTATCGCAGTAGCATCATCATAGCGATTTTTTATCAAGCCACAAAACTGCATTAAGTCCATAGAAGGAAAGGATTGTATTTCAAGTACATGGTTTCCTTGACGCACGCATAGTGCAGATTTGTCTCCGCCAAACCTTGCGACATCAACACCCCAAACGATAGGCTCGCTTGCGGCGAGGGAAACATCTCTATCTACTGCGCTTTTAATCAGTTCCATTGGTATAACAGTATCATCGTCTGCGGATGGAAACTCGCCCATCACCTCCACGCGCGCAACGGTAGAATCTTCGCCGTACTGCTCAATCATTTTGGAGAATAGTTTTTTGTCCGTGCCTTCGACCGTGCGTGAGTCGATCTGCTCGTTCTTCCAGAATGGTTTTGCGCTGTGGAAGGAATCGTAGAAAGGTCCTTGATTCCTGCGTGGGTTGGAAAAAGTAAACCAAAATCTGTTAGGCGTGGGTTCGGAGAAGAACCCTTCGCTGACCGAGTAAATAGGAGAAGGAATACCCGATGCTTCATCCATTATCAAGCATACACCGTAAGATGAATGGATGCCTGCAAACGCATCTGGGTTTTCCTCGCTCCATAACTGTGCTTGGGCGTAATAATAACCAGTATCAATCTTTAGATCTCGCTCTAAAGCCTCATCAAACCATCCAGATGGCTTTATGGTTGTAGCAGTCTTTGCCCACCAATGAGAATTTATTGATAATGTGAGCCATTTACCAAGCTCTGCCCATGTTCTACTTCTTAACTGTTGTTCGGTGTTAGCAGTAACAATTACTGTGGATCCAAGTCTGGTTGATAACATCCACAAAACAATCCAAGACACCAAAGCTGATTTACCAATACCACGTCCAGATGCTACAGCCATTCTAAACATCTCTGGTAGGTCCTTCATACCATTACGTTGAATGTGTATTGTCATTTCTCTCAAAATTTTTTCCTGCCACTTCCTTGGACCTGTAAAATCTTCGAGGGGGGTGTCTTTTATTCCCCAAGGGAACACGAATTTAACAAAGTTTAGTGGATTATCTTTAATTACTGGTGACCAAAGCTCAGTCATTAACATTTTTTCATCTTCTGGCTTATATTTCATAAAAAAATTATCTCACTATGTATTTATAATTACCGCCACCGCCAATAAACAAAGGGGGGTCAATTCTGTTTTTCCTAGCACGCTCACGAACGCAAGAAAATCCTTGTGCAAATATGCACGGACGCTTGTGCGTGCATGCGTGCATGCTTACTTCTTAATGTCATCTAGCTTTAACCTTTCATCTGGAACCGTCTCTCCTTCTATCACGCGCGCTTGCGCGACTTGCATAACGTCCTTGAGGTTTAGATTGTGCTGGACCTCCTGGCGGTCGCTCCATTCCTCTGGAGATCTATTTTTTAGGTAAAACTGGATTGCCTGGAAGTTGCCTTCGTGGATTTGATTCATCAATGCGGACGTTGCTACTTTCATTCCAGCCGCCTTGCCGCGTGCCAGAGCCTCCGAAATTTCCTTTTTACGCTTTCTATTTTTGTTGAACGTATCCCATCCAATACCAAGACTTCGACAAATATCCATGATTCCCAAGCCTTGTGCAGCTAACATCTCTACCTGGTCAGCATCAATAATAATCTTTTTTCTTCCTGGTTTTCCACTCGGCATTTTGCTCATAATCCGTTTAATTATAGTGTATTTATAATGTTTATATATGCTTTTATTAAACTAATTAATAATTATGTGAGTATATGTGTTGACATCTGAGTATATATCCGTATACTAATAGTTGTGGTTGTTATTTTAAAAGGAGGAAATATGGAAATAAAACTAATGATAAAGAATGTGTTTGGCAATGAGCTGGTCTATCCAGTTTGTTACCAGGCAAAAGCTTTGGCTAAACTGAAAGGTACCAAGACTTTCAATGATGTTGACTTAACCATCATCAAAGGTCTGGGTTATAAATTTAAATGGGTCGCTTTAACAAAGGAGGTGGCGTGATGGAAAAGAAATATAGTGACGATATAGTTAAGGATCTAATACCTTATGTTATTAAGTTGGTAAAAGAAACAGCATACGTTGATCCAAATGATCCAAGAGTTACTGATGCAGACGCTCTTGGAATAATTGTGGCCAAGTATTTAAAATGGGATGGTGCAGATATTATGGAGACAATGTTCTCAGCTCTGGAAGATGCTAACTACCACACACTAAACGAAAAATTGTTAGAAACATACAAGGATTGGGAGAACGAAGAAGATCCTAATGAACTTGATTGGAACAACACGGCAAGTCCTTGTCATTACTAATGAATAAGTTAAAGATATTTGTAGACATGGACGGAGTTTTAGCAGACTTCGTTCGTGGTGTTGAGAGTCCAGAGTTTTTAAATGGACCACTAACAAATGACGCAGACTATGACACTAGGAAGTTAGAGCTGTCTAATAAAGGTTTGTTTGCAAAGTTACCAAAGATGGCAGACATGGATTACCTGGTAGATCATATCAAACAAAGTGGTGAATACTGGGAGATCTTAACAGCTACAGGCGATGTCAACAGACAAAGAGTTGCAGCTGACAAAAACCAATGGATCAAAGAACATGTGGATCCAAACGTATTAATTACCTGTACCATCAAAGGTAGACACAAGGCCGTCTTTGCTAAACAAAACCATGTGTTGATAGATGATAGGTTAGAAAACATAGAGGCCTGGACCAAGGCTGGAGGTATAGGTATTTTGCATAAAAATGCACAAGAAACCATAGAAAAATTAATACCTCTTTTTTTCTCATAAGGGTTGATATAAGTAGTATAACGTACTATAATAGTTTTGTGGTTGTGATTAATAAAGGAGAAAAAATGAGAAAACACAAATGGGATGATCCAAGATATGTTGGTGGTATTGATACTGGTGACAGGATCTATTACAAGGGTGATATGGCTAATGTGAGTGGCTGGGGAACTGTTACTAAGGTTGAGCCTTGTGACTGGTATCACAAAACAATAACTATCAAGTTAGAAGATGGTAGGGTCCAAAAGATTAACCCTTACATGTTGGGTTGCCAGACTGAGGCTGACAAACCAATCTACAACCAAGGTGGTTTGGAAAGACATGTGAT